ATTCGAGATTCAAGGCATGACATACTCACCGCAGAGAAAACTATCTTCTACGATTAAAAATGTAAGGCTACGAAATACTGATTTTAACAGAGTAGATACGCAGTTCATACCAGTTCCATACGACTTTACTATTTTACTTTCCGTTTTTGTGCGGAATGCGGACGACGGAGCTCAAATAATTGAGCAAATTCTTCCTTATTTTAGGCCTGAGTTTACAACACAAGTAAATTTAATTCCTGAAATGCAGATTGTTGTAGATACACCGATTGTACTGCAGGATGTATCAATCGAAGATACTTACGAGGGCGACTTTGATACTAGAAGATCATTGATTTATAATCTTACATTCAGCCTGAAGGGTTATATCTACGGTCCAGTAGCGAATAGTGGCTTGATCAAGCGTGCAATTACTAATTTTGTTGACACGACTACAGACGCAGAGCCAACAATCGAGCGAATGACTATCACTCCTTCACAGTTTGCAAATGGATCACCACTCTTTGTTCCATCTGGCAATAGTGCTCAATCTGTAGCATTGAGTCAAATTAGTGCGAATACGGACTTCGGATTTACTACTGATATTACGATAGATCCATTTGACATCACAGAGACATAGTATGAAAACGAATATGGAAAAGAATATGGAAGACATATTCGATATATCTGAAAATACGAAGCCAATTATTGAAGTGATGCAAGACGGCCAAGTACCCACAGTTTTAGAAAAATATTCCGAAAAGAGTGATGAAATTGATGCAGATTACAAGTATGCAAGAGAAAATTTGAGAAGTATTATTGACTCTGCTCAAGCATCCATCGAGGATCTTTCTTCTATTGCATCTACATCAGAGTCACCTAGAGCATATGAAGTTCTATCGACCTTAATGAAAACGATTGTCGATGCGAATAAAGATTTACTAGAACTTCAAAGGAAAGTCAAACTATTAAAAGATGAATCATCTCAGCCGCAGAGTGTTACGAATGCACTGTTTGTTGGTAGTACATCGGAATTACAGAAACTTATCAAGAAACAAACAGATATTGAATAAATAGGCTCAAAGCCTATTATAATATGCTTGTCAGAAAAGTCAATAAGAATGTCTGAAAATTATCTAGCAAATCCATTATTAAAACGTGCATATGTTCAAATAGAGTGGACAGCAGAGCAAGTACAAGAAGTAATAAAGTGCTCACAAGATATTAATTACTTTATTAAAAACTATGTAAAAATTATAAGCCTCGACGAGGGTCTTATAAACTTTGATATGTACGGGTTCCAAGAATCAATGGCAGAACTCATTGCGAAAAATAGATTTTCAGTTATCAAAACTTGTAGGCAGGCTGGAAAAACCACAACATCTGCTGCTGTTATTCTTTGGCACATTCTGTTTAATGATGACTATACTGTAGCCATTCTAGCAAATAAACTTACAACCGCTAGAGAAATTTTATCTCGTGTTCAGCGTGCATATGAAAATTTACCTAAGTGGTTGCAGCAGGGTGTGATGACATGGAACAAAACGAGTATTGAACTCGAAAACGGTAGCAAAATTATTGCATCATCTACAGCATCGAGTGCTATTCGTGGTTACTCTATTAACTTCTTGTATCTAGACGAATTTGCTTTCGTCCCTCGTAATATCCAAGATGATTTCTTTACATCAGTTTATCCTACAATTATTTCAGGTACAAATACAAAAGTAGTAATTACATCAACACCGAATGGCTTCGATCTTTTCTACAAAATCTGGACAAACTCAGTAGAGAATCGAAATGAGTACGTAAACTATTCCGTTAACTGGTGGGACGTGCCTGGTAGAGATGAAAAATGGCGTGATAAAACTATTGCAAATACCAGTGAGGACCAGTTTAGACAAGAATTCGAAGCGGAGTTTATAGGTTCATCGAATACACTCATTGCTCCTAGTATTCTTCGAGCAATGACATTTAAAACACCCATATCCACATACTATGAGGGTAGTCTAAATGTATATGAAGAGCCAATACCGGGTAGAGCATACTTCTGTGTTGCTGATACAAGTAGGGGTGTTGGTATTGACTCATCCGCATTTATTATTGTAGACGTGACAGAAATACCATATAAAGTAGTTGCAGCATATAAAAATAATACCATTGCACCGATAGTGTATCCAGAAGTGATATATAATGTTGTGAAATCGTATGGCGAGGCATTTACTCTCGTGGAGATAAATGATAATGGACAGCAAATTGCTGATATTCTCGCAAATGACTTAGAATACGAAAACATTATCTATACAACAATGCAGGGCCGTGGTGGTCAGGTAATAGGCGGTGGATTTTCATCAAATAGTCAGAAAGGTGTAAGAACTACAAAACCAGTAAAGCGGGTTGGTTGTGCCACCGCTAAGACAATGATTGAAAAGCATAAAATTATTCTGAACGATTTTGATTTAATAAATGAAATGTCCACATTTATTCAGAGAGGAAATTCTTATGAGGCGGAACAAGGAGCACATGATGACTTAATGATGTGTATTGTTCTTTTCTCTTGGGCATCCAATCAACAGTTTTTCAAAGAATTAACCGACACTGATTTTCGTAAAAAATTGCTAGAAGAACGTGATAAACTTATATCTGATGATGTCATGCCATTTGGATTTTATGATGATGGAAGTGACGAAAGCGAGCTATTAATAAATAATCCAACAGGTGAAATTTGGAGCAACGATACTAGCAATAAGTGGTATTCTTGGTGATAATCCTATTTTTATAAATAATAATGAACGAAAAATGCTATTAAATTAGTAGATAGGAGAATGACACAATGCCTTTTCAAGTATCACCAGGCGTTAATGTAACGGAAATTGATTTAACTACCGTGATTCCCGCTGTCTCCACGAGCACTGGCGCTATTGCTGGTCGCTTCGATTGGGGACCAGTAGATTTGCGAGTATTAGTCGATTCAGAAGAAACATTGACCAGGCAATTTTATAAGCCAAATTCAAACACGGCTGCGACATACTTTACTGCAGCGAACTTCCTTGCTTATGGCAACGCTTTATTCGTTGTTCGTGTTAAAAACGAAGCAAACAATGCTACTTCGAGTGGTAATACTGGAGTTCGTATCTTAAATGATGATGATTATGATAATAACTTTTCTACGGGAACGGGTGGTTCAGCCACAGCATGGGTCGCTAAGTATCCGGGAGCACTAGGTAACTCGTTAAAAGTTTCTATCTGTCAGTCCAATGCTGCGTTTTCAAATGTGGTAACGAGTGCTACCTTCTCATTTACTGCTGGTAATCAAACGGTAACCACGAGCGCTAACGTCTTTCCAACTGTTGCGGTTGGCGATTCACTCGTGCATGCTAACTCCACTGTCTCAATTAATGTCGTCGTTGATACAATGGCTGCGAACGGAACATCACTTACTGTTAAGAAAGCTCCGACGCAAGAGGATCTCGGTAGTAACGCATCACTTACGACAACAGCAGGTCACATCACTCGTCGATGGGAATACTTCAACTTCTTCAATGCTGCGCCAGGAACTTCAAGCTATGCTGCTCGACTCGGCGGTGCTAATGACGAACTTCATATCGCAGTTGTTGATGAGGACGGTGAGATCACAGGTATTAAGGGTCAGGTTATCGAGCGGTTTGAAGCTGCCTCGAAAGCATCTGATGCGTTATTCGATGACGGAACAAATGCTTTTTACAAAGAAGTCATCAATAATAGATCACAATGGATTTGGTGGGCTGGACATGATCCACAATTAGGGATTACAGGAACACCTACGGCAACTCAAACATTTACAGCTTCCTCAACAAAACCTCAGACTACATCGATGTCTGGTGGTGATAATGGCGGAAACCCATCGAATGCAGAACTGATTAACGGATATGATCTATTTGAATCAGCGGAAGATGTGGACGTTTCGCTTATCCTCGGAGCTGCTGCTAATCAGACAGTTGCTACACACATTATCAACAATATCTGCGAGACAAGACTTGATTGTATTGTATGTCTCTCGCCAGAAGAAGCTGATGTCGTGAATAATTCGATATACGCTGGTAAGGAGAGAGAAGACATCGTAGAGTTCCGGAACACACTACCGTCAACATCCTATGCGGTGTTAGATAGTACTTGGAAGTATCAATACGATAAGTATAATGACGTCTTCCGTTATGTTCCATCTAACGGTGATACAGCCGGTCTCATGGTCCGAACGGACACCACGAGAGATCCTTGGTTCTCACCTGCTGGATTTAACAGGGGTAACATTAAAAACGTCGCTAAACTTGCTTTCAATCCACGCAAAGCGGATCGTGACGAACTGTATAAGTCCGGGATCAATCCGATCGTAACATTCCCTGGTCAAGGAACAGTGTTGTTTGGAGATAAAACTCTCTTAGCAAAACCAAGTGCCTTTGACCGTATTAACGTTCGTAGACTCTTCATTGTCTTAGAAAAAGCAATCTCGACTGCTGCTAAGTTTACACTGTTCGAGTTTAACGATGCATTTACTCGGGCTCAGTTCCGTAACTTGGTTGAACCATTCCTACGGGATGTGCAGGGTCGTCGCGGTATCTTTGATTTCCGAGTGGTCTGTGACGAAACAAACAACACAGGTGAGGTCATTGATCGTAACGAATTTATCGGTGACATCTACATTAAGCCGGCACGTTCAATTAACTTCATTCAACTCAACTTCATAGCCGTCCGCACTGGGGTTGATTTTGAAGAAATAGTTGGTAAATTCTAATCGGGCAATATAAATAATAGAGAGAATTAGGAGAATATAAAAATGGCTTTTTCTGTACAAGAGTTTCAGGGACAAATGGAGTTTGGGGGTGCCCGTCCCTCACTCTTCGAAGTAAATATTACTAACCCCTTCAACAGTGCCGCAGATGATAAGGTACGGTTTATGGCAAAGGCGGCTCAGGTCCCCGGCACAAACCTTACACCAATCACTGTAAACTACTTCGGGCGCCCTGTAAAATTTGCTGGTAATAGAACTTATGAAGACTGGACTGTTACTATCATCAATGATGAGGATTTTGCAGTTCGTGCGGGTCTTGAGGAATGGGTGCAAAGTATTAATAGCACACAGGGTAACTTGCGACTTACTGGTGCAAATCCAGAAGCTTATAAGTCACAAGGGCAGGTTATTCACTACGGTAAACAAGGCGAAATCATTCGCGAGTATAAGTTTGTTGGATTATTCCCAACGGTACTCGCACCAATTGAACTATCTTGGGATACCGCAGATGCTATTGAAGAATACACCGTAACTTGGACTTATGACTTCTTCACGGTAGACGTTGCAACCTCCTTCGGTGGTCTTATCAACTAATATTTTTTATATTACATCAAAAGGGAGCTTCGGCTCCCTTTTTTTATGTTTTTCGCCATTATAAATAATAAAAATAATACTTATAGCATAGGATCAATATAATGGCAGAACTATTTGGTTTTACTATCGCTCGTAAAAAAACCGAAGATGAACAAGAAACTCTTCCATCTATTGTATCGCCCAGTATTGAGGACGGATCTATTGAGATTGCACCGGGTGGTGCATATGGAACCTACGTCGATATGGAAGGCAAAGCAAAGACTGAAGGTGATCTTGTTTCTAAATACCGTGAGATGTCTATACAACCAGAATGTGATTATGCAATTCAAGACATCGTAAACGAAGCGATTGTAGTAGACGAGAACTCAGGCCCATGTGAAATTGTTTTGGATAAATTAGAATATCCAAATGCAATCAAGAAAAAAATTCGTGAGGGTTACAAGCATATTTTTAAATTGCTTGACTTTCAGAATAACGCTTACGATATTTTCAGAAAGTGGTATATTGATGGTAGATTATATTACAACATCGTAATTGATGAAACAAATCCAAGAGCCGGTATTAAAGACTTGAGGTATATTGACCCTCGCAAAATTCGAAAGATTAAAGAACCCATCAAAGATAAAGACAAGAGAACAGGTGCTACAGTATATCGTGGATCTAAGGAGTACTACTTTTATAACCCAAAAGGTATTACAACTCAGAATCAATCACAGGGTGTAAAGATTGCAAAAGACTCAGTCTGCTATGTAAATTCTGGCATACTTGATAATAGAAATAATCTGATATATTCACATCTACACAAAGCTATAAAACCACTAAATCAGCTTCGTATGCTGGAAGATGCAGTTGTGATTTATAGACTCGCACGTGCCCCAGAGCGCCGTATATTTTATATTGATGTTGGTAACCTTCCAAAGATGAAGGCGGAGCAATATCTTCGTGATATGATGGTCAAGCATAAAAACAAACTCACATATGATGCACAGACTGGTGAAGTTCGTGATGATCGTAAATTTATGACCATGCTTGAAGATTTTTGGTTACCACGTCGAGAGGGCGGCCGAGGAACTGAAATCACTACATTACCTGGTGGTCAGAATCTTGGTGAAATGGAAGATGTGGATTATTTTCGCCGCAAGCTTTACAAGTCACTCAATGTACCTACAGCACGCATGGAACAAGAAAATCAATTCCAACTTGGTCGTGCATCTGAAATTACACGTGATGAACTGAAATTTAATAAATTTATTAAGCGATTAAGAAGTAAATTTACAACGCTGTTTGATGAATTGTTAGAGATTCATCTTGCCCTCACGGGTGTTACCACTCGTAAGGAATGGCAGGAAATGAAGCAGGATATCTACTATGACTTCATGGAAGATAACCACTTCACGGAACTCAAAGACACTGAGATTCTCACTGAAAGATTGCGTCTGCTTGGAGACATTGATTCGTATGCCGGCAAGTACTTTTCAGAACAGTGGATTCGTACAAATGTTCTTCGTATGACTGAAGATGAAGTTGCGGAGATTGAAAAACAAATAAATCAAGAAGGTGGTGGTGAAGATCCAGAGGATGAAGAGCCCATGGAAGAAGTTATTCACGATGAAATTATAGAAGAAATATTCCAACCACCAGAAGAGATGACTGAAGAAGAAAAGAAACTTGTAGAAAAGATGACAAAAGTTTTAGATGATGTCTTGACAGAGGATTAATTGATGTCGAATGAAATCAGAGATGCAAAAATTCTTTCTGCTGCTATAAAATATGCAGATAAAAAAATTGCAGAAATCCAAGAAGAAATACACGAACCAGTAATTGTCGAGGGTCCTCCAGGGCCACAGGGCCCTGTTGGTCCTCAAGGTGCTAAAGGTGAAAAAGGTGACACTGGCCCGGAGCGTCGAATTGTAATTGAAGCGAAAGGGCCCGTAGGTCCTCAAGGGGTACCCGGTCATACATTCGAAAAGGCTTACATCGAAGATGATAAACTATATTTGCTCAGAGAAGATGGCGAAGTATTTTCAGTTGGTAAAGTAATAGGACCACGTGGCGGTCAAGGTATTCCTGGTGAGCAAGGACCACAGGGTGACGTCGGACCGCAGGGGCCTCAAGGGCTCATTGGTGAACAGGGTCCTCAGGGTCTTACTGGTAGACGAGGTACACGGGGTGAAAAGGGAGAACAAGGAGAACGAGGGCCACGTGGGTTTATTGGCGAACAAGGAATTCCTGGTGTACCCGGATTAAAAGGTGATAGGGGTGAAAAAGGCGACCCGGGTGATAGGGGTGAAAAAGGCGACCCGGGTGATATTGGTATGCAAGGTTTACGAGGCCCACAGGGTCCACAAGGACCCATCGGTGAACAGGGTCCACAGGGCTTACCGGGTATTGACGGCACACAAGTTGATCTACAACCGCAACTTGATGTTCTACAAGAAGGAGTTGAAGAAAGAATCGTTGCATTCTCAGCCGAAATCAATTCAAGGATGGATAGGATTGCGATGAGTTCAGGATCAGGAAGCGGCGAGGTAAGACTCGAGTTTCTTGATGATGTCGATAGGGCAACGGCAAAAGTTAACGGTAAGTTCCTTAAATATGATTCTGCATCAAAAAAGTTTGTTGGTGCTGATGCTAGCGGTGGAGGATCCAGCGGTGTTAGTAATAGTTTTGTTACTTCCACATTTATATCAAACACAGCAGCTCGAGCATTAATAAATGATAGGATGCAGGTTGCCAATACAACCTTACTTGTAAATGATAGATTACAGGTAGCAAATGCTACCGCAACCTTTCAAACTAAGGCAGTTGAGCGGGCTGCTCTCGCCAACACAAATGCATTTATAGCCACTAAACTTAACTCAAATAATCCAACCATAACTGGTACAATTAGTGCGAATGGCTCGGTTGGTACAGCCGGATTCGTTTTAAAATCTGCTGGTTCTGGGAATCCAGCATACTGGGACGCAGCAGGTGGTGGTGGCAGTAGCATTACGGGTATTACTGATAATAGCACTGGAACTGCGCTTACATTAAATTCGAATAATGCGGTTACCGTCGCACAACCGATGCTTTTTTCAAATGGTTTTCATATTGGCGGTGCTGGCGATGTTAATAAAATAGACGATTTTGAAGTGGGTACTTTTACGGCTGGTCTTGCACCACAGACCAGTGGCAGTATAACCTTAGATACATCGAGACCGAGCGGCATTTATCAAAAAATAGGAAATATGGTATTTGTTCAAGGATTAGTTTTCATATCT